TACTTTAATTCGTTTTATGATTATACCAATATCGCTACGCCGTTAAACGCCAGCTACAACTCGTTTACCGCCGGCCCTGGCATATCTGAGATAACTAATAACCATAACTACGTAACTTTTAACAGCAATCCTAACATTACAACATTGTCTGGTAACTCTAGTTGTTTTGGATTAGCGCTGTCGCCGAACATCGGTACAATGGCTACTAGCTCTAACAACTTGCGGGGTGTCAACTTTAACCCTACCGTAGCGCTAAACTATGGGCAAGTAGTAGGGTTGGATATCAGCGTTAACAACGTCACAAACTACGCCGGCGTTCAGTCTTCTATCGTAGTTCAAGACATTACTTATACATTTATCCAAGCCGGATCTTATAACGATATTTATACCATTGAGTACGCAAATACCGTGCTCGCCGGTAACGAGACAGTCACAATTTTAGGTAACGCCATTACCGTTAACATAGAATCCGGCGTGTCTACCGCGACACAGGTATTAGCTGCAGCTAATGCTAATACTGGCTTTATCTCAAGCGTCACCCCCGTTATCACTGGGGTGGCTAGTAACGCACAGGTTACCGCAGCTGCTGCTAACTTTGCAGGCGGTATTGACCCAGGGATTAAAAAAGCCGCCAACTTTGACGGTGACGTCAGTATTAACGGAGCCCTAAGCTTTACTGGTGCGCTATCTATTGGCCAGTTAACCTCCTATGCCCCGTATACAATAACTAGTGGTTTGGGCGTAGCATCTGTAGACTCCCTTATCACAGCCCCTACTGTGGCTCCAGCGGCTACAATAACCGGTACCGACCTGCTAGGCGTTAATACCGCTATGCTCCTAACCATAGGCGCTGGCGCTACTGTAACATCAAACTTCCTAGGTTTCGCGGCTTTAGGATTACCTGCCGTGGTGAACATGGATGCGGGATCTACAATTGATTTAGTTGAGGGCGCCGTATTTGCCATTAGTTTAGACGCAGCAGCTGGCGGAGGAAACATCACAGAAGTGGACCTCTGTAGATCTTTGGCCATACCTAATGGCGCCACCACTATAAGCAGGCTGGTAGGGTATAAATTTGACCTCCCATTTGGAGACCCAGGTACCGTTACTTGGGGCTTTTATACAGATGAGCCGGTGCACAACTACATGGCCGGAGACATTAAAGTGGGCGACGGGACAGATACCGTGGCTAGCGCTAATGTGGGTATTGAGCTAGAAAGTACCTCTAAAGCCATCTTGTTGTCTCGTATGACCACGGCTCAAAGAGACGCTATGACCGGTATAGACGGCATGATGATTTATAACACAGATGTTAACAAGTTTCAGGGCTACGCAAGCGGTGCTTGGGTAGATTTTCACTAATAAAGGCGGGTAGTTATGAGTATTGAACAGGCAAAACAAATTTTAGCTCAAGCGGCAGCTAACATAGCATCGGTATCTAAGGAAAAGATACTTGAAGCGGTACGGGTAGTATCGCAGATACACCGAGCATAGTATGAGTGACGATAAGCGTTTAGACCGGATTGAAATTAAAGTTGACAAGGTTTTAGAGCACCAGTCTGAAATTAACGTGACATTAGCGGCACAACATGTTAGTCTTAAAGAGCACATTCGTAGGACTAATATCCTTGAAACTGAATTAAAGCCTATTAAGCAGCACGTACAAATGATCCATGGGGCTTTTAAGCTCCTCGGTATTATCGTAGCCTCCGTGGGTGTCGCTGAGGCCCTAATCGCCCTTATATCAAAGTTAAATCAATGAATCACCTAGCCGGGTACCTTTTAGCTTTTTGTTCTATCTTCGCGCTTAATGTAGCAGCAGAGGATATCGTCCTTCCTCCCCCAAGAATTGTCATGCACATCGTAAGTGAGCAGGCAGGAATAGACCTAACAACAGCTAAAATCGTATTTGTCACCGGTATGATTACGCAGTCATCTATGAACGTAGCGATTAATGAGCTACTTGAGACAAAATCCATGCCTGGAGACCGCCTTGTAATGCTAAGCTCCGGCGGAGGCGACGTGGACGCAGGCGAGCGCCTTTTAATAGAGCTTGAGGGAGAGCGAGCCGAGGGCGTCCGTATTGTATGTGTTGCTATGGGAGCTGCCCACAGTATGGCATTTAATATCATGAGCTACTGTGACGTTAGGTTAGCTACCGCCGGTACCAAAATGGTAGCCCATAAGGTAGAAGTAGGCGCATTACCTCGTAATAAGCGCAAGACAGCTAAGAATTTAAGAGAGATGGCCCGCTGGTTAGAGGCTATTGATAAGAAGTACAATAGAAAAAACGCTAACATGATGGGTTTAGACGCTAAAAACTACGACATGTACGCGGACGCTGAGAATGAGTGGACCGTACCGCAGCTTTTGGTTATTAAGTACCTAAACGGCGTTGCAACTATTGAAAAATAAGTTATGAGACACATAAACTATTTAGGTTTAAGGTTGATTAAGGAGCATGAAGGTTGTAGGTTACAGGCATATCCTGACCCCGCCACCGGCGGCGAGCCGTGGACCATAGGGTGGGGACACACTGGGGGCGTTAAGAAGGGTGATACAATCACGCAGACTAGAGCTGAGGACCTTCTTAGAGACGATTTAAACAAGTTTGAAATAGGCGTAGAGCACCTATTGTTCCATGAAGCAACAGATAACCAGTTTTCAGCCCTGGTGTCTTTTGCTTTTAACGTAGGTTTAAACAACTTACGAAACTCAACATTATTAAGGAAACTTAACTTAGGCGATGTTAAGGGTGCTGCAGACGAGTTTATTCGTTGGAACAAAGCTGGAGGCAAGATAATGTCTGGCCTCACTAAACGGCGATTAGCCGAGCGCGACCTCTTTTTAGCCTAGTAGTCTTGCTCACTAAGTTGGTATATTAAAGAACTGAAAAGATGATCCCCAGGTTCGCTGTGAGCCTTGATCCATAATAGATACCAAAGATCATATCTTAATTGAAACTCGAATCGGTGCTGAAGCGCATCCTCAACGAAATACTTACTAAGTTGTTTATGCTTGGTCATATTCCTGACATTCTAGCTGGTCACAAATTTTGCAAAAGAGATTAAACACTAACGTAACATCGCGATGGAAACGGTAATGGCTAATATGAAGATTATACCAGTCAAAGATCGGGTCTTGCAATTGGCTGTAAAGGTAGTCCTTAAGGTGGTACTTAATCTGTTTATGTTTAGTCATATTCTTGTCCTTCGAGCTGGTCCCAGAGCTGGTCCCAGAGCTGGTACGAGAGCGGGTCTTGAAGCTGGTAATTAAGTTCTTTATGTTTCGTCATCTTTGTCATCTGGTATCGTAGGCAGTGCGTTAACTACGAATATAATAAAGATGGCTAGGGTTAGGATAGTACCGACTTCTTCTTGGGTTTTGGGGGTCATCATACGACCTCCAACTTTACTGGCTTAACGCCGTACTCTTCTCTTAGAATCTTACACTGCGCGTTAAAGTGGTTTATGGTCCACTTATGGCTGGTGTCTTTAAAGAAGATAATCTTGGCGGACTCTTTGCCGGGATACATTCTAAAAGCCCTGCCAACTTGCTGCATGAAGGCGTTTTTTGACTTACCCAGGCCTGCGATAATAACCCATTCAGCGGGCTTAGTGTCAACGCCTTCTCCTAGGATGCCCGTTGTGCCGATTAGGCTTTTAATCCCACCGGTGGAAAAGCGGTTAATGTACTCTCTAGAGGTCTTATCTTGACCATTAGCAAATAGGGTCTTTGAGATGGTACTAAGCCATTCGCCGTGTTCAATTTCTTTGACCAAAGTCAGGACATGGTGTCCGTCTAGAGTTTGAATAAGGTTTTTAATAATCTTATTGCGAGGCTCGTTGTTAACCACCAGCTCAGAATAAACCTCAGACCAGGTGTACCCCTCTACCTCGGTTTTTGGTACTTCAATGTAATACGCTTCTAAAGGCACTATATAGCTCCTTGCTACGGCGGTTGTATAATCAATTTTATAGATCACTTCAGCTAAAATAGACTCTAATAAAAGCTTTTCGTTGTCATTGGACCTAAAAGGGGTGGCCGTAAGACCAATCCTGTAATATACATTAACCCAAGACTTTTTGTTTAACAAGCGGTAAGTTTTAGCCGCGGAGTGATGAAATTCGTCAATGATTACAGCATCGTAGTTAGCAGGTTTATTTACGTCTAGTGCGTCGATGTTCTCAACAGCAATATCTTTACCAAACTCGCCGACTTTATGGCGAGGGAATATGGAGGATAAGGACTCAGTGAGCTGCCGTTTAAGTTCTAAGGTTGGCACCACTATGAGGGTGCGCACTTTAAGCTTAGAGATGATGAGGGCAGTAATGAGACTCTTACCAACCCCGGTTGGTGCGGCTACAATGCCCCTATGGTGTCGTAAACAGGCTTCTGAGGCCTCAATTTGCTCCGGGTAAGGGGTAACCGGCAGGGAGGCGTCAAAACCGCCTATAATCGCCGCTGGACGCTTTCTGAGGTCTTTAACTGATGGTAAACACTTCTGTTTTTTTAGCCATCCTCGTACAAGGTAAAGCAAGCCCGTTGGAAAATCTCCCCGTTTGCCAAACAAGGTCCTTTTGTTCTTATAAGTACCGCTGAAGTAGGCTTGTTGAGAGTCAATCTCATAAGACAAGAGGTCTTTAAGCTCTTTGTGTTGAGCATCAGTTAGCCCGGTAATGCGGCTATAGCTGTTATTGACCTCTAGTACTATCACGGAGATACCGTGCACCCTGTACCAACGGTTACTGTGCACGAGCAGTTAATGCCGTTGGAGTGGTATGCGCCGGGGGGCAGCTTAACACTAAAACCACCATTTGTAGAGTAGGTCGCATACAGCTCGTTATTGACACAAAAAGCTACCTCAGCAAAGGTGTCTGGGTAGTGAGTGACACAGGAGCGGCAGAGCTGCACAACGATAACTTCGTCTCCAGGGTCGCCTTTTTCACCTTTAGGGCCAGCAGCGGACTGCGGCTTACCGCAGGCTGTCAGAAGCAAGGTGGCTATAATGAGTAGATTGCGCATAGGAGTCTCCTTAGTTAATTATCCTATACAAGGCCTTGCCTACATGCAAGCCTAAATAAGAAGCCCAGAAAATAATGAATAATTTCACTCTCATTACTTAGCTGCTTCTTCAATAGTCATGGCTAAAAGGCTTGGGTATCGGACGCCGTTAATGGCAAATACCCCGGTGCCGTCCTTATACTCCAAGGCTAGGCCGTCTGGGTTATGTAGCTCACCCTTTTTAGACATATGGATGTTAATAGGCTTATCGGTCATTACAACCACGTCTTCAAAGGTCCAATAGACGCCGCAGGTTTTGACGATGTCTTCAACAATACCGCATAGCTCGTCTTTGGTGACCGGGAGTTCGTTTGCGATAAAGGAATAGCCAGCGACCCAATAAGCGTTAAAAGAGCCATAGTTAGCCAAAGCCGCTTGCTTTTGAATCTCTTGGTTAGTGACGTCTTCTTTGCCTTCAGCTAGTTGTGCAGCAATAACAATGCCTTTTGTAGGGCTGTCGGCCCAAATAAACTTTGGGGCGGGCAGCTTCTGGTAAATATAAGAAGCTGTAACAGCAGCTTCAGCCTTTTCTCGGTCTACAGGCTCTGTTGAAAGTCCTAAAGCTTTAAACTTTTCTACGTATACTGGGATTTTTGCTTCTTGTTCTTTAGTCAACGATTCAATTATTTTACTCATGTTATTTCTCCTTAAATTTGATGGTACCTAATTTTACTGTTCGTGTCTACAAAATATTCTTGTTCTTCGAGCTGGTCCCGGAGCTGGTCCCGGAGCCGGTACTGGGGTGGGGCCCGGAGCTGGTCTTGGAGTTGGTTCCAGAGCTGGTCCCCGAGCTGGTAATAGAGCTGGTCCCGGAGCTGGTCCCGGAGCTGGTCCCAGAGCTGGTCCCAGAGCTGGTCCAAGATCTGGTACCAGAGTTGGTCATAGAGCTGTTCCCAGAGCTGGCCATAAAGCATATCATTAATTTGTTTATGTTTAGTCATAGTCTTGTTCTTCGAGCTGGTCCCGGAGCTGGCCCTCAAGCTGGATCTGGAGCTGGTCTTGGAGTTGGTTCCAGAGCTGGTCCCCGAGCTGGTAATAGAGCTGGTCCCGGAGCCGGTCCGAGAGCTGGTCCCGGAGCTGGTCCCAGAGCTGGTCCTGGATCTGGTTATGAAGTTGTTTATGCTTGGTCATAGCTTACTCTTTGCAAATTTAGAAACAAATTCTTTACTATTAAGGATTTTATTTTTCTGCGGCCACGAAACCGCATGCAGTTTTTTAACGACTTTTAAAGATAGTTCCAATGGGATGTCTAATAAAAAAGCCTTAAAGTTATCAAGCTCTGAGTCACTAATGCTTTTCTTTTTACCTAGGATACTAAAGATCTCTTCAACTGCAGAGTTTAGCTTGTCTAAGCGACATTCTTTTTTATCGGAGTACGAACGCACTTCTTTTTGAAGTTTGTCATATTCTTTTAAAATCCTTCTTCCACTGAGGTTAGAATACACCTCTTTTTTCCAGGTTATGTACGCGGCAGCCGCTGTGGCCCCTACGATACCTGAGTAAAGCTCATATCTAAAGTCCTCGATGCATGTCTCTAGGTCAAGCTTACCAATCATATCCTTCCATGCGCGCCTATCAGGCGATACCAAACTAAGGGCTGGGCGGCTCTTAGGTTTGATTTCTAGTAAGTCTGGCTGTGTCCTAATAAAAGCCGCTACATCGTCTGCGCCGTTCTCTTCAGCAAAAGTGATAAACTCCTCAGTGCTTGGCACAAAGTCAATGTGACAAAACCGGCTCATCCAAGCAGCGTCAGAAGTGTCGGTTACTGTAAACCCTTCGCTTTGGTAGTTACCAGCTGCTACGATCTTCCAACCAGATGGCAGGCGGTGGGTGTGAATTGTGCCCCCGGTGATAAGGGAGAAAAGGGCTTGTAGTACATCTGGGTGGGCGCGGTTAAGCTCGTCTAGGAATAAGATCCCGTTGCCATGAGTAGGAAACCACTCGGGCCTAGCGTGCCTGACCGTACCGTCTGCTGTATGGACCAAAAGGCCAACCAAGTCGCCAACCTCTTGCGTAGCCAAGTGCAGGTGTATTAGGTCGTAGTTCAAAGAATCGGCAATTTGTTTAACAACTTGGGTTTTGCCTACGCCCTGCTGTCCCCACAAAAAAGGCACAATGTTATGCTTCATTAGTGTCGGTACGGAGTTCTTAATTTCTAATATATTCATGTATGGTCCCTCTCTTCATAACTATAACCTGATTTTACTATTCGTGTCTACAAAATATTCTTGTCCTTCGAGCTGGTCCCGGAGCTGGTCCGAGAGCTGGTACTGGAGCTGGTACTGGAGCTGGGATTGGAACTGGTCATATTCTTGTCCTTTGAGCTGGTCCCCAAGCTGGTCCCAGAGCAGGTACCGGGGTTGGTCCTGGAGCTGGCCCCAGAGCTGGTCCTGGAGCTGGTCATTAATTTGTTTATGCTTAATCATAGCCGCACCTCTTGCCCAAAGTCACCTGGTTTTTTACTGCTACCAACGCCTACCCATAAAAACGGTACTCCAGGATTTACCGGTGTGTCGGATGAGTCAAAATCGCCAAAGTATATTATAGCGTCGCATTTAAGCTCAAGGCACTTGGTAATAGCCGGCTGATATGCGGTACCACCGCAACCCTTGCGGGTCAAAGGTACTTGTTTATTTTTCTTAATAGTCTGGACGTTTTGAACGACGCAGTCAGCTTCTACTAGGTAGGTCTTTTGCGCGGTTTTACTAATCCTAACAATCTCAGTTAAAAACGCTGAGTACTGGTCGTCTGATATAGAACCAGAGCTATCTACACATACGCCAAGAGTCAGCTCTCTCTTCTTTTTCCTGCCAGGTTGGTCTAGACCAAACCGACGGTTAGAGCGTTTCCTAGTGGACTGTGTCGAAGAGGACACAGATCTAGACACGAAGTTGGCCAGTATCTGCTGCCACGGTAAAACACTCTGACTGTTTAGGTTATCATATACTTTTAGTACCTCTTTGGGCACTACGCCGTTTGAGGCCTTGATAGCAGAGTCTACGGCTTGTTTTAAGATAGCTTTACTCATGTTTTTGTCTAGTTTGTGGCCATGCTCTAGGTGCTCGTCTATGGACACGGTTTTTTGTATCTTATCTTTAACCTTTTCCAATTGGGCATAGTAGTACTCCCAGGTCTGCTCCGGTAGCATCTTTAACTTTAGCTGCTTATTCATCCCCTTTACGGTGCAGGCACCTTTTGGTAGGTTTTCAATGTACTGGTTAATGGCTAGGTCCATTGCTATATTAGACAGCATCTTATTCCTGCTTTTATCACCAAACTCTTTTAAGTGGTCGAACAGAAGATGCAACGTCTCATGCTCAATAACCGCCTGCAGCTCTTCAAAGGTTAAGGTGGTTAAAAACTCAGGGTTAAATAACATCATTATACCCTGGTTGTCTAGCTTTACGGCTGCTGTGGGAACAGACTTATCATTGTAGTTAATCCTGCACCCTAGGAAAAAGTTGGCGTAGAAGGGCTTGGTATTTAATAAATGGTTTATACATCGTTCAACAACATTCATATTAAACCAGCTTACCATGAGCTAGGCGCTCTTTAAAGTTTTTTAAATAGGGCTTGTACCGGCTCCAGCTGAGTCCAAGGCTCTTAACTGTAGCTTTAAACTCATGCTCTACGGCGTCAGTAGTACTAAACTCTCTCCTAAAATCAAAGCGCTCACCGTTAACTGGTACCAACAACATAAGGTAGTTTTTTGGAGTTTCGTACTTTTGGTTTCTTTTAGCCCTTTTAACCGCTTGGTTAACTACAGCCAGCGCAAACTTAATGTGGTCTTCAGCTTGTTTCCAGTTTTTAGGGGCGTCAAAAACTCTAAATTCTATAGTTTGGTTATGGTTGCCGAGCCTTATGCCGCCATTATAAAATAAATCACCTGATATAGTTTCGTATTCCCGAGTTAAGTAGGTGCTGAGATGTGTTGCCTCGTCTATGGCGTTCTGCCAATACTTTCTTATGTCATAACAATGGGTTAAAATAAAATTAGCATTAATGTCGTCTCCAAACTCATTAAAAACCCAGTTTAACCAAGGGCGGTTACCAAAAAAGTGAACAAGATGATACAGAGTCTTGGTTTTAATCTTCCGATCTATGGGCAGCTCTACGTGTACGTGTCCGCCTCCAGTTCCTTCGTGTATCTCCTCATTCCCTCTATAACGCACGTAATGGGTCTTTAAACCGTTTAATCCGGCCGCTGCACCCAGCCTATCAAAAAACCGTTTTGCCTCGTCTAATGTCAAATGTGGAGGGCTGGGAACCTCTACGGCCCCAGCATCGACATGCGCTCGCTTAAATCCTTTCCTCACCATGGTATCGGCCACGAGCTCCAAACGGCGCCATCCGGCGTTAGGCTTCAAGAAGGTATACTCTACTCCGAACCTCATTTTACCTCCTCGACTTTCCACTCAGCCTCAGATACCCAGCAATCTTGTTCACCTTGTAGGTGAACCCGGTTGTCTTGTGCAATGGACTCAATCTCTTGGATGAGCTGGGTCTCTTCATAGAACCTAGCGGTATCGGTCTTAACGACCCCGCCAGAGCATTTCATGGTTAGTATCAATACGTAGACTAGCATAATACCTCCTCAGGCTGCCTTAGGTATCATAGCGGCCTTAATGGCCATGTCTTGTAACACGATAAGCGCTATGATCAGGTCGTTTCTCTCAATGGACCCTGGCTCAGAAGCCATGATCCTAATCCTCACATCGGCTATTTCGTCTAGAATCTCTCTCAAGGTCATATACGTTCCTCCTGGTTACATCGTGCCGGAAAGTATCGCGGGAGTCAAGCTCTGGCTCTTAGTGTAAACTAATTTACTTTATGTTACCCCTAAAGACAAGGTGTAAAGACCAGGTGTAAAGACAAGGGCCAAAGCTAACGCTTTGTCCTTACACCAGGGCATGTTTAGATAAGGTTATACACTTCAGCGGGTTTTAGGTATTGTTTTGTGTAGAGAGGAAGGTTAAGAGTTATTATATACACTTTTAAGTACGTCTGTCAACAGTAATAGTTATACGTTCTACGTTTTATGTCTTACATAGGAGTTTAAACTAAATTAGTTTATTAAAATAGTTGTTGCTTTTGTTACCCCGGTGTGAGAGGCTGTTTATATCGGTTGGCTTCCCCGCTAACTAACATCCCTCCTCCGTCCCCCTTCCCGTGCCCGGTTGTATCCCCCCTACAGCCGGGCACTTTCTAATAAAGGAGCTTATGTTTAACTTAGGTGATTTGGTTGAAGCAAAATACGAAATTTACCACTTAGGTGTAAATATCCCAAAGGGCTTTGTCAGCAAGGTTGAGGCTGTGTCCGGCGTAAACATCATGATTGACGCCTACTCCGGCATTTGGATCAATGCCGCTTATTTTAACAAAGTTATCCCGGTGCAAGAAGCTGCGGAACCCACTTGCCACATTGTCAAAAGTAGTGTAGGATTTACTGAGTTCCTGTACTGCCGCACACATGACGATGAGGCGGATGGGATCTTGTACTGTCGTAAAAAGAAAAGTAAACCGCCGGAGGTAGCGCCGTGGCCATCACAAGATTAAAAGACCTTGCAAACGACTTAGCGGAAATCTTGGTTGAAGAGAACTACAAGATCATTTACAGCCAGACAAAGAACTTAGGTCCTAAAGAAACAAGGTTTGTTGTGGCTACCTTTATTTCCCGCATGGTGCACACCATGGTGTACTCCACCCTACATGAAGAGCAAAAGCTTGCAAAAAGCGACAAGGACAGAGAGAATTTAATTTTTAAAAATTTGGCAGAGGTAAAGACCCAAGTTCAAAATGCTGTGGCAGCAGGGTTTCAAAACCCTATGTCAGAGTTTAGCGGGCAACCGGTAGAGTACTACTGCCAAATTAAGCTAGTCCCCGAACCAACCAGTAACAAGATAAATTAGGAGTTATATGAAATTCAGTAAGTTTTTATTGTACTTTACCGGAACTACCCTAGTCCTAGCGGCTTTGGCTTCTTTCGGCTGTTCAAAGAGCAAGAAATCGTCTTTTCAATACGCATGCGTTACCCCACTCGGTGACATCACAATCAGCGAGCGCACAGACAAGAACATTAGCCTTGAGAACGGCATTTTGAGAGCGTCAAGAGACAACCCAATGACCCTTAAAACTGATCACATCATGATCCCATTCTCTCAATGCGTAGGACTCAAGCAGTGAGTCGTTTCCTAAGGATTTGGGATACAATTGTGCTATGGACGGCTTTTGGTCTTTGGTTATTAGCAGGGTTTCTATATGGCCTGGCCTATGGTAAGACAAGTAAGGAGCACCACGATGAGTAAAATTGTTGATACTGTTAAATCCTATCTTCTGAAACTATTTTCAGAAAACAGCGAAGTTTCCATGATGAGAGTTATGTCCTTGCTTAGTCTAACAGTTGGCTCTATACTAGCTTTTGTAGGCCTTAACAAAAAGAATGATCCGACCTCCCTGGCAGTACTTGTAGGCGTATTCGTAGGGTCAGCTTTCGGCGGTAAGGTCATGCAAAAGGCTCAAGAGATTAAAGAAACTGCGAAATCGGACGACCCAGATGCAAAATAAGACTAAAGTCCTAATAGCACTGGTAGCCCTCTTAACTGCATATGCCTTTGGTAGGTTCTCTGCCCCCGAACGTATTAAGATTGAAACAAAGCTTGTGGAAGTTGAAAAGAAGACCAACGAGACGGTGACCGATAGAGATAAGCACAAAGAAACCCGTGTTATCGAGATCACACGACCAGACGGTACAAAAGAGAGAACTACCGTTATCGTAGAAGACGATGAGACAAAGAGAAAAAGCAAGTCCACTGAAGATACTGCGCGTACAGAAGAGACTTCAAGAGAAGAAACCAGGGGCTCTAAGGTAACAGTAGCAGCTCTAGCCGGAGTTAACCTCTCAGGCTCTTCACCGGTGCTATACGGCGCCATTGTCTCTAAACCAATTTTAGGCCCAGTAACCGTAGGGGTGTGGGGCCTCAACAACTCAACCGGGGGATTAGCTCTCGGTTTGACATTCTAAGGGAGAAGCGATGCTAACAGATAAGAAGTACGAGAAGCTAGTAAAGGTTTTAGGAGAAGACTCAGTTAAGGACCTAGACGCTTTGTCAGCAGAGGACCTTAAGTCAAGAATCGTGGCGGCCGAAGAAGCTATTAAGGTTGCTACAGATGAGCTAGAAGCCAATGAAAAGTACCAGCTGCATAAGCAAGCAGTAGCAGACCTTAACAAGGGTCTTTCAGACCTTAAGAAGAGACAAAAGGCCATTACCCAATATAGCCTTCACTTGCTAGAGGAAAAAGGCAAATGAACAAGTTCTTAGCTTTTTGTGAGGGCCTTAAGAAGGATATTACCCGTTCATACGAAGAAGGGGTGACAATGGAAGAAGCAGAAAAGCTCGCTGCTAAGTTTCTAGATGGCAGCCTTCAAGTAGGCGAAGCTATTAAGGTGGCAGATCTAGATAGACGTATGAAGAAGTCAGGAGTTAAGACTATCAGAGCGGCCGCTTATCTAGAGGCAGCAAGCCAAGGCGAAAAGAAACCCAGTGACAAAATGCTTGAAGCTGTGATAGACTCAGATACTGTTGTAGCAGACGCACAGCAAGCTTATGATACGGCAGAGGTAGAAGTAGCATCACTACAAAGCTACCAAAGCGTATTTCACGAAGCACACATCTTTTTCCGAGGTATCGCGAAAGGTCGGTTTGAATAATGGAGCTGATAGCGCTTGTATACTTTTTGTTTTTAGCGGTTAACCTAATTATTATTTATTATGTCAAAAATTAACGTAAACAAAATCGTAGCGGAAATGCAGAAGCTGTATAGCAAAGATAAGAAGGTTCAGAGCCTTATCTGTACAGGAAACTCTGTTAAAACAGAATACACTAAGGAGGACGTCGTTCCTCTACCCGGCAGCCACCCCCTCTCCACCCTTCTAGGGCTGCCGGGACTCCCTTTCAATAAAATCGTACAAGTAGCCGGTAAGCCTGACTGTGGTAAAAGTACGTGGGCAGCAGAAGCGGCAGTAGCCGCCCAAAATGCCAATATTCAAGTTATCTACACCGACGCCGAAGATAAGTTTGACGCCTCGCGCTTTAAAAGCATGGGCGGCAAGCCAGAAGACGTCTTAATGATTAAGTCCAATGAAACCCTTAAAGCCGGTGAGTTGGCCAGAAAGTACGTCATAGCGGTCAAGGAGCAAGACCCCAATGCTAAGATTCTATGGATTGTAGACTCTGTGGGGGCCTCACAAAGCAGATCCCACGCTGAACGAGAATTGGACAGCGAACGTCATGCCCAGCCAGGACAGGACGCAAAAGAAAACAGCTCTCTCATGAAGATGACTGTAGCACTCATTAACAAGTACCCAGACTCCATCGCGGTGTACCTTGTTAACCAAACCTATGCAAAGATTGGGTTTATGCAAAAGGGTGACGCAGCAGCGGGGGGTACCAAGATCGAATACCACTCCTCTCTCATCGTAATGCTCAAGAGAATCAAGACCTTAACTAAACAAGTCAAAGGTGTAACCGTCAAGGCCGGTATCATATCCAGAGCCACAGTAACAAAAAATCACCTATCTCAAGGAAAAACTTCTATACATCAGCTAGATTTTCAGGTAACATCTGATGGATCTACACCAGTAGAAGGAGTTGAGCTTGACGAAGAGTCTGAAGAGTGACCCAAAACAATCAGAAGATTATAATGCCTGGCAAAGATTCTATAGAAATAGAGTAAAAAACGCCCCCTGTAAAAAGTACGAAAAAACTATTAGCGGGTTTTTAATGCGCGCATACAGGAATATGAAGTCTAGAATTACTGGGGTTCAAAAAGAAAAAGCTCATCTCTATGCGGGATTATCCCTACTACCCAAAGATCAATTTTATTCTTGGGCTAAAGCTGATCCCGTTTTTAACGCTCTTTTTACAGTATGGGTGGATTTAGGATACCCCAGAGCATTATCCCCATCTATAGATAGGATAGATCCTGAAAAAGGATATGAGCTATCTAATATGAGATGGTTAACCCACGGTGAAAACAGCAAATTGGGGGCAATAAGTCGATGGAAAAACCAGTAGCCGTTCTTATATCAGATGAGCACTACACGCCCTCCTCTTTGTCAATAGCCCATGCGGCTATGACACAAGCTTTAAGAAAAGCAGAGGAACTTAAGGTGCCGCTCATATCATGCGGCGATCTGTTAGATTCAAAAGCTATTATACGTGCAGAATGCGCCAATGCTTTAATAGAGCTTTTTTCTGAGGCAAAAACTCGCATAGTAATTTTAGTCGGTAACCACACGCTCCTTAATGAAAAAGGTTCCGCACACTCTCTTAATTTTCTTAAGCCTTATGCTGATATCATGCAGTCCCCCATCAAAGACCACAAACTAGACTTGTGGTTTATACCGTACCAAAGCGATTCTGACACCCTTAAGAGCGTATTAAAGGGTATACCAGCCGGCAGTACGCTTATTATGCACCAGGGTGTGCAGGGCGCCAATATGGGCCATTACGTAAAGGACTCCTCTTCCCTACCCGCAGAGTATTACAGCGACTTTAGAGTCATTTCCGGGCATTACCACCGAGCGCAAGACATCAAGTGCGGAAGACCACGTAAAGGTGCTGTGGGCTTATTCTCGTACATTGGCACACCGTACTCCGTATCTTTTTCAGAAGCTGAAGATGGCCCAAAAGGCTTTAAGATACTATACAGCGACGGTTTAATGGAGTTGGTGCCCACTAACTTAAGAAAACACATTGTTGTAACCAGAGAGGTTATAAACGCCTTGGACCCTATACCAGAGTACAAACCCGGTGACTTGGTGTGGTTTAAACTGGTAGGGCACTCCATAGCGCTGTCAGAGTGTAAAAAAGAACACATTGGAAAGACCCTTTTTGGCCACAGTAATTTTAAGCTTGAAAAGATCCCTACAGACCTAGCTGAGTCTAAGGTCGAAACAAAACAGTTGAAGGATTGGGAGCTACTAGATAATCTTATCGAACGTGCCGGGCAAAGCGACACAGACAAGAAAGAACTCAAAGACTTGTGGAGGGAGCTACTAGGTGAAACTTCTTAGTGCAACGGTTAAAAACTTTGGTAGTTACCAGGACCTACACTTTGACTTCCAAAAGCTAGGCTTATCTCTAGTGCAAGGCGCCACAGGCTCTGGTAAAAGCACACTTGCAGACATAGCCACATGGGCGCTATATGGCGTTACCGCTAAAGATGGTAACGTAGACGACGTCAGGAGCTGGTTAGCCCCAGACGAACCTACAGAGGTACACCTAAGCCTAATAGCCGGTATCGGGCTCCTAACCGTATGCAGGATAAGAGGCAAAGCCACACAAAACGACTTATACTGGCGAGACTACGAAACCGGCGTTGTTACTAGAGGCAAAGACCTCACCGATACGCAAAAGCTACTAGAGAAAAGGCTAGGTGTAACAGCTGACCAGTACCTTATAGGCGCGTACTTTCACGAGTTCTCAAAATCGGGGCTTTTCTTTAACGCTAACGCCAGAGATCGCCGAGCTGTATTTGAGAAGATAGCTACCACAGAGCTGCCCAATAAACTAGGCCTAAGAGCGGCAGATGCAAAGAAAACCAATAAAAAGCTACTACACGGGTACCAAGCTGACCACGATAAGACCTGCGGAGCTATAGCGCAGCTCACCTCTTCCCTTTTAAACACTAAAGCAACTTCTGACTCTTATGAAGAGACTAAGCAGGCTAAAATTGAAGAGCTAATCATCAAAAGCGATAGCTTTGAGAAAACCAAGGCAGATAAGATCGCCGCAGTGCAACTAAAAGCCGATCTATGGGATAAAGAACAGACCCGTAAACTTGACCAGGCTATTGAAAAGATTGAGAAAATAGACGCACAGATACTAGACCCAAAAGAGCTGAATAAGAAAATTAAGGAGCTACAGAAACAAGCCCGGTGCAAGGAGTGCGGTCAACCTAAAGAGGCGGCCGCCCTTAATGACGCATTACAGGCCGAAGGCAAAAACGACCTACTAGTATGCAAAAGAGACGTACTAGAGGCAGCCCTAAAAGACTTGGCCTCAGCAGAAAACCCTTTTGCTGGCCCCCTACATGCTGCAAAGACTGAGGTGAACAACTACTTAGTGCGAGCTGAAGAAGAGCGCAATAAGTCAGACCCTTTTAAAGCGCAGATATCAAAGATGGAAGCGGAGCTTGCAGCACTAATCCGCCGCGCTAGCGATTTAGAAGATAAGTTATTGATAACAGAGAACAAAGTAGCCAAACTAGACGTACTTTATGACTTATCCCTAGAGCTGCGCGGTGAGCTACTACAGCAAGCGGTAGCACAGGTTGAAGAGGAAACAAATCGACTATTAATGCAGCATTTTGACTCAGAGCTTAAAGTTCAGTTTACGTTAAATAGCGACGACTTAGGCGTGGATATTCAAAAGTCCGGGTATGAATGCAGTTATACTCAACTATCAAAAGGCCAACGCGGGTTGCTAAAGCTTTGTTTTGTATTAGCTATTATGGAGGCGGCAGCCAATAAAGCCGGCGTCCACTTTGATAACCTATTCTTGGATGAGGCTTTAGACGGACTGGACTCTAATCTAAAAGTTAAGGCGTACTCTCTACTAGAAGAGCTGTCGCTTAAGCACGAGTCTATACTAGTCATAGACCACGCCACAGAGTTCCAAAATCTCTTTACAAGGCGTTTTTATGTATCAATTCAGGCGGACAGCAGTATAATTGAAGAGCAAGAATATGATTAAGCATAAACAACTTAACCACCAGCTCTGGGATCAGACTCGGTACCAGCTCTGGGACCACCTCCAGTTCCAGCTCCGGAGCCAGCTCCAGGGCCACCTCCAGTTCCAGCTCCGGAGCCAGCTTGAAGAGCAAGAATATGATCAAGCATAAACAACTTAATGACGAGCTTCCGTATCGGATCTCTTACCAGCTTTATAACCAGCTCGGAAACCTGATCCAGGACCAACTCTGGGAACCGCTCTGGAGCCAGCTCAGGTTTCACTTTCGGATCCAGCTCCAGATCCAGCTTGAGGGCCAGCTTGAAGGGCAAGAATATGACTAAACATAAACAATTTAGTGATATGTTCTGGAAGGACATACACTACAAGCTTTTTATTCAATTTGAAAATCAAATCGATTTAAAACCATGGTATCATTTACAAACCGGCCTACACTTCTCCCTAGTGCACCTCCTACAGGATCAGATTGAGTTTGCTTTATGGGACGAGCTTGAAGAGAGAAGTTATGACTAAGCACCCTTATGCACATACTATAGACACCGCTAATGAGGCCATAAAACTAAAAAATATGTCCGGGTTTTTATTAGCAAAAGAAATCCGCAAACAAGATAACGTAGTGATTTTGATAGACAAAGATTACGGCGAGTATGCGGTAGACCTTAAAGCTCTCGCTCCTTTATCTTCTATCCCCCTGCATAAAGCTAGAAGACACAATCAAAATGTAGAAGCCAAAAAAAATAAATTTGTAGGAAAAAAGATCAATGGCTTACAGATTTTAGATGTTTTTTATGGCCCCGATAGAGGATATAAAAATAGAAGTTTTTATCTAGAATATATAGGCGATTGTGGACATAAGGGCATTAATACCTATGCTTCTCTAGTTAAACATAAAAAAACGTTTTCTTGTAGATCTTGTTCATCTACCATACACGGCGAAAGAGGGAAGATAGAAGATAAACTAAAGAAAAGAACGGCTACTTATAATTTTTGGGTCTCAAAGCATAAAACTTTACCAGAAAAGTATAAAGATTTTGAGGTTTTTAGAGCGGAAGTAGGAGACAAACCTTCCGGCAAAGCGACAGTACAACTATTAGAAGGTAGGCTAACATGGGTATCACATCAGATAACTGAAGACAAAGAACTAAATTTAATAGCGTCCGCTATAAGACAAGCTTTTAGATACTCAGCGTTATATAAAGAAGCGCTAGACTTAGCCAAAGTAGAGACAGATAGTGGCACAAAATACAGATGCGCCGCATGCAAAAATTTATTTAGTCGCAACAATGTACAAGTAGACCACATTTTACCCATAAAAGATCTTAACGGCGAGCCTTTGAAGAAAGAAACTCTTATAGAAAAAATATGGACAAGTAAAATACAGGTACTTGACAAAAAGTGCCATTTAAGTAAAACTATAGAAGAAAATAAAATTAGAAAAACACATAAAAAGAAGAGGAAAGAAGAAAATGGCAAATCAAGCTAAAGTTATTAGATCCCAGTTACGTCAAATTGTGCAAGAGCTGCTTCCCGAACTACTTACACAAGAGCTTAAGAACGCTATGCACCAAGAGCTAGCTAAAGAAGTTAACCGAAGGCTAGAAGAGCTAATGAAAAACTCCAAGTCGGTGCTCGACACAATTGATCAGCGTTCAAAAGACGTACAAAGCTACTTAGTTCGTATTGCATCCAAACCTATTGAAACTACTGACGTTAAACTAGAACCTAAATCAGAGTAGGGACTAACAGATAGAGAAGAGGGAATAAATGGATAACAGACGTATATTAGTAATCAGTGATTTACACTGTCCGTATCAGCATAAAGATGCTATTAGGTTCTTACAGGCCGTAAAAAAGAAATACTCTCCTACTAGAGTAATATTGAGCGGGGATGAGGCCGATTTCGCAGGTATATCTTTTCATGATCATGACCCGGACCTAGACTCCCCCGGTAAAGAGCTTGAAAAAGCTATAGAGGCGCTTAGACCTCTCTATAAAATGTTTCCTACGGCTCAAATCCTGGAATCTAATCATGGCTCCTTAGTACTTCGCAAAGCCCTAGCTAACGGATTGTCTAGGCGGTACTTTAGAACTCCAGGCGAGATCATAGAGGCCCCTAAAGGCTGGACTTGGCACTTTGACATTGTAGCGCGCCTTCCTAATGGCACAGACTGCTACTTTCACCACTCTAAGGGCGCAAATGTAAAGAAGAATTCTCAGGCCCTTGGAATGAGCTTTGTTCAAGGCCATCACCACGAGTCCTTTGAGATCCAATATTGGGGTAACCCACACGCCCTACTGTTCGGTATGACGGTAGGCTGCCTTGTGGATAGCCATTCCTTAGCTATGGCATACAATAAAAACAACCTCAAGAGGCCAGTGTTAGGCGTAGCGGTCATCATAGACTCTATCCCACAGCTCATCCCCATGGTATTAAACGGAAAAGGCCGCTGGACCGGTAAACTTTGACTTACGCAAAACACTAGGTTATAGTGGTAGTATGACAAAGGCTACTTTACTTTTATTGTTCGCCTCAACGTCTCAAACCCATAACTTACCCGACGGGCTCCTTGAGTCCTTATGCTGGGTAGAATCGAGTCACAATGTTAAAGCTTTACATATGGACGATGGTGGTAGTAATAGCGTTGGCGTTTGCCAAATTAAACTTGCGACAGCTCGTTTATTGGGTTTTAAAGGAACAGAGGAACAGCTTAGAGACCCCAAAACTAACGTCTTTTATGCTGGCCGCTACCTATCCCGTCAGTTGCGTCGCTATGTGGGCAATGTTCATATGGGCGTTGCTGCGTATAACTCCGGTACTTTTCGGTTAGCGGAAGACGGCAAAGCCAAAAATCAAAAATATGTAGACAAAGTAGTAACAACTTGGAGTAAAAAGTATGCGCCTGTTTCCAGCAAGTTCCTATCCAAAGTACATAAATGTAAACGACGAGAAGTACGAGATAAGGATGGTCAAGCGTATCCCAAGGGAAGACCGAGGGACTTGCGGGCTGTGCGATGACGGCGCCAAGATAATTTGGATCCGTAGCGACCAGTCTCCTAAAGGCTTATTCAAAACTCTTATACACGAGCTTTTACACGCGGTGGAAGCCGAGTACGGCCTAAGAATTAAGCATGAGATGATCTACAGCCTTGAAACTGCATTAGCCGACTTAATTCTGGACAACACATGACATACAGGACTAAAAACTATACGTTATCCGAGGAATACATCTACAGAAAGAGTATTACCGAAAGCATAACCATTCCTAAGTATAGTTTTATCCTGCCAATGGACACCCGGTGGGTACCCAAGCACCTTAAGGATGAGAGAGGAAACCTAGCTGCAGACGAGACTTGGGCCTACACTAAATACGGGTTTATCGTCATCCCCGCAGCCCTGGTAAGGCTAGCAGAATGATTTGGAGGTTAATTTTCTTGAGTTTAACCTGGGTTTTAGTCGGAAAAATCTATAAACTTCGATTGATCAAAAAGACAAAAGTTGCTAGAATAAAGCATAAGGGTAAGCTGCGCCGAGTGTGCGATAGGCACAGAGAGCTGCTTAAACCCGGTATTATGGCAGTTGTGGATAACCAAAACTGTGATTTTTGCATCTATCTAAAGGAGACGCTATGATAATTGGTTTTACAGGGAAAATGGGAGTAGGCAAGTCTACAGCAGTAAAGGAGTTAGGGGATAAATTCAAGCTTATTAAGTTTGCACAGCCCTTGTACGATATACAAGAGTACGCATATAGACGAATTGAGGGCGCGTATAAACGCCCTGAAAACTTCATTAAAGACCGTACTCTGTTGCAATGGTTAGGCACAGAATGGGGTCGCAACACCCTCTCGCAAAACCTTTGGATTGACGTATGGAAAACAGACGCAGAGATAGCTTTGTTTAAAGGCAACTACGTAGTGGTAGATGACGTCCGCTTTGATAACGAAGCTCAAGCCATTAGAGAGCTGGGCGGTAAAATCATCCAAATCACCAGCGACAGGACCGAAGAGAGAATCGATACAAAAGCCGGTATTAGCGGGCACCCGTCAGAATCCGGTGTTACCCCAAATTTAGTTGACATCACTGTCAAGAATGATTTAAGCTTAACACATTACTTAAAAGAGCTGGAGACGGTCTTCAACTCTTTGGGTATTAAATAAGGAGAACGAAAATGGCATTTACAGAAGTTGTCTCATTGGATTGTGACACCACTATCCAAATTGGGGGCAAAGACAGAAAAACAGGCAAATCCCATCCAAATCAAATTGAGGGTTATTATTTGGGATCTAGAAGCATCCCTAGCGCAAAAGCCAAGAGCGGATTTTCCCTCTTGCACGTATTCCAGACATCTGGCAGAGCCGTCGGAGTTTGGGGCAAGACAGACCTTGACCGAAAGTTGTCATCAACAACATTGGGCACGATGACCCGCGTTACCTTCGCTGGTATGCGTGAAACTCGTAACAACCCTATGTACACCTACAAGGTGGAAGTTGACGCCGAGAACACTATCGACGTCGGTGGTCTAGCAGCAAGCGCTGCAGAGTCTTCCACCTCTTCATACGAAGAAGAGTACACAGAAGAAACGGACCCAGGCGAAGATACGCCAGCGTATGATGAGGTTCCTCCGGCCCGCGCCGCAGCTCCTCGTCAACCCGCTGCCGCCCCATCTGCTGACCGTCAAGCTAAGGTAAAAGCACTTCTTAGCGGCCGTAAGCAAGCGTAATTGTTCTATAGCCCCCTAAGGAAGCAACTCTTAGGGGGCTTATTTTAAAGGAGGGGATATGAGAAAAGTATCAAAATTAAAGTGCACTCGTCTAGACTGCGAATACCCCCTTTATTGTAAGGGACTATGCCGACAACATTATCAAAAAGAATACAACGCCACATATCAGCAGACGCCTAAATACAAAGCTTTACAGCGCTCTCCAAAACCACGATATCAAACGGCACGCTCCCATGCTACAAAAAGAGGAATAGTTTGGGATTTATCTTTTACGCAGTACCTTGAAATATGCAGCCTTCCATGTTTTTATTGCGGGCAGTTTTTTACAGAATGCGGCAGCGGCTTAGATAGAAAAGATCCAAAAGGACCCTATAGCATTAGCAACATAGTGCCGTGCTGTGGCAAATGTAATTTTCTTAAAGGTCGGCATCTCTCAGTAGAAGAAATGCAACAAGTAGTCAAAGTACTAGTTAAAATGAGAGGCGGTATTTTATGGTCTACCGGTTAATACTAGCTAAATGGGCAGAATCTTCTGGCCTTAGACGAGTCTTAGAAGGAGAGTTTGATCAAGAACAGCTAGATAAATATAATAGCCAAGGATATAATGTATATTTTTTACCTAATTACCCGAGTTATTATGATAAAAGTAAAACCGTTTGCGGCGCTATGATAGACACCTTCAACTACGTTTTTGTAGATTTTGATTTAAAATCTGGGGCATATGAAAGTAAACAATCCTTTATTGCCTATGTTAAACAGTTCTCCGAAATATCGCCTACTTTTATTGTAGACTCAGGCGGCGGCGTACACGTCTATTGGCAGGTAAGCGATCTAGATGCTATAAGCTATCTAAAGCTACAGCGCCGACTAACTAGACTATTCAACACCGATGAAGCGGTAGGCCAGATCTACCAGCTAATGAGGGCCCCAGGTACCTTTAACACCAAAATTAAAGGCGAGCCGCGCCTATGTGACTACGTCTATCAAGAGGAAAAGGTATACACCTGCGAAGAGCTTCACAGACAGCTACCTCCTCTGACTGCTGAGGACGAAGAATACTGTAAGCAGCACTATGACAAGACATACAACCCAAAGGCCGCCGCCGAGATATCCGACATTCTCCCCGGTAAATTCGCAGACCTGTTGCGGAATAACAAAGAGGTAAAAGAGATCTGGTCGGGTAACGTAGAAGATCGATCCGCTGGTGACTATAGATTAGGCCACATTATGTTCGCCAATGGTTTCTCTAAAGAAGAGGCTATGTCTGTCCTCGTTAACGCTGCTAAAGCGCTAACACGAGCCCCTCAGCACCGGGTATCCTATGCTGAGAACATAGTGGATAAGATCTGGACCTATGAGATTCAGAATAAGAGCAACGAACTGACCCTATCTAGCAGCGTTAGAGAGATCTTAAACAAGCACGGCACCAACCTCAAGGGCGCAAGGTTCCCATGCTGGAGCTACCTTGATAACACTCAGCACGGCTTTAGGCTTGGCCAGGTTATAGGCCTAGTAGCAGGCTCCGGCGTCGGTAAAACCGCTATGGCCCTCAACATGTTCGAGGGCTTTGTACAGGCTAACCCAGACTACGACCACTTTTTTGTACCGCTCGAGCAGCCGGCTAATGAGATAGCAGACAGATGGAAGACCATGTGCGGCGATAAAACGCATCTACATGATAAGGTTCATGTTATCAGCAACTACGACGATAACGGTTCTTTTAGGCATCTATCCTTTGACGAGATCAAGGATTATCTGCTAAAGTTTCAAGAGGTGACAGGGAGAAAAGCCGGGTGCGTAGTCATCGACCACATTGGCGCCCTTAAGAAGGCAGGCAAGAATGGAGAAAACCAGGACCTAATGACCATCTGTCATAAAATGAAAGCTTTTGCTATTGAAACCAATACACTACTGGTAATGCAGTCCCAGGCACCTAGAGAAAAGGCTGGGATTGGCGATTTAGAACTAAATAAGGACGCCGCATATGGTACAGTTTATTTTGAGTCGTATGTTGATTATCTTATTACGATTTGGCAACCGCTTAAGCGCCTATACGGTAACCCAGATTGCCCCACTATTACAGCGTTTAAGTTTTGTAAGATCAGACATAAAAAACAAGGTGTTGACGCTATTTGTGAAGATGTACCTTATCGTCTTTTTTTCGACTCTAAAACTGAGCACTTACGTGAGCTTACAGAAGAGGAAGAAAAGGTATTCGATTCATTCTGGAATAGGTCGGCCACAAGCGCCCGCAAAAAGGATGCTAAGACTGATATTGTGGCCTATAAGTCTACTCCTAAGAAGAAAGAAGAGGGCTTAAATGGAGAATCTAGTAACGGTCAGGACTCTGGCGGAGTTAGCCGAACTCACTGAGTATATTAAATCTCAAGACTACATAGCTTTTGACACGGAGACCACAGGCACCAGCCGCGCTGACCGTATCATAGGGTTTAGCGTCTGCGCAGAGATCACAGTAGCGTACTACGTGGTTTTGGCCTACTGGAGCGTAGAGGAAAACAAGCTTATCTGGAGAGAGACAACAGAAGGCACTAAAGCCTTTATGGAGCTGCTAGCCACCAAGTCTTTGGTAATGCAGAATAGCCCTTTTGACTGCTCCATGGTTAAAGAGAACTATGGCGTAGACCTAATGCCATCGGTAAAGCATGACACCATGATAGGAGGACACATCCTTAATGAAAACCGCAGCAACGGCCTTAAAGAGCGCGGCGTAGAGCTTTTTGGCGAAGACACGGTGTCCGAGCAAAAAGCCATGAAGGAGAGTGTACACAAGAACGGCGGCGTCCTTAAAAAAGACCAATACGAGCTGTATAAGGCCGATGAGGACCTTTTGGCCTATTACGGCGCCAAGGATGCCTTACTAACCCTAAAGATTTTCTATATAGACGTACCTCAGATCTACGAAGAGGACCTAGACGTTTTCTTTTACGAAGAAGAGTCTATGCCTCTTCTACGTGGCCCTACCTACGACCTTAACACTACCGGGCTGCGCGTAGACCCTATTAAGCTACAGAAGCTAAAGCAGACCTTAGAAGCAGAATGCTTAGAGGCACTAGGATTCATTAACAAAGAGATAGCGCACCTAGTCAAAGACAAGTACCCCGGCACCGGTAAAACTAACCACTTTAACGTAGGGGCCTCTCAGCAACGAGCATGGCTCCTATTCCACAAAATGGGGCTGGTATTTAACACCCTCACTGACGCCGGTAAAGAGATCTGTAAAGCTTTAGATATTAAGACCCCCTACAATAACAGCGATAAGAGGAACTTTATCCATCTTATCACTGAGTACAAGGGGAGGGTGTGGCAAGAGGCTAGGTATAACAAGAAAACTAAGAAAATGGGTCGCCCTAAGAAAGTAGGAGATTTTTGGACCTACTTAAGCTGCGGTAAAGAGACCTTGGAGAAGATACAGGACTCCCATAAGTGGGTTAAGAAATATTTAGAATACGCCAAAAACTTAAAACTTCTTAACACTTACGTAGAGGGCATTCAATCCAAGATGGAGTACACCATTATCCGCCCTTCCTTCCTACAGCACGGCACCACGTCAGGCCGGTACTCCTCACGTCGCCCTAACTTTCAAAACCTACCAAGAGACGATAAACGCGTTAAGGCGTGCATAATAGCCCGCCAGGGCAAAATCTTCGTAGGGGCTGACTACTCCCAGCTAGAGCCCCGAGTTTTCGCGTCACAGAGCCAGGACGTGCGTCTAATGCGATGTTTCGAGGACGGCGACGACTTCTACTCTGTTGTGGGGGCTCCCACCTTCAGTAAAGAGGGTCTCTCCCTAAAGAAAGACGAAGAGGGGTCTTTTGCCAAAAAGCACCCAGATCTCAGGCAGTTAGCTAAGACCATAGCCCTAGCCATTCCTTATGGCACTACAGCCTTTCAGATGACCAGGGGCACCGGGCTCCCAGAAGAGCAATGTAAAGAGATCATAACTAACTATCTTGAACAGTTTCCAGGGGTTGAGAAGCTAATGCTTGACTCCTATGAACAGGTCAAAAGAGAAGGTCGAACGGTCAACCTATTTGGACGCCCTAGAAGACAAGCAGAGGGCCTTAAGATAGGCAAGGAGTTTAACAATACCTCCCACGCTAACCTACCCTACGCAGCTAGAAACGTATTAAACCTCGCCGTCAACCACCGGGTGCAGTCTACCGCAGCTTCTATCATGAACCGAGCCGCCATAGCCGTATGGAACGAGTGCAAGAAACGCGGCTGGTTTGAGGTTAAAATCGTCCTCCAGGTCCACGACGAGCTGGTGCTAGAGGGCCCAGAGGCTCTAGGAGACGAGATGTGCGCCCTTTTAAAGCACTGCATGGAAAACACGGTGATACTCCCGGGCGTTAAACTAGTAGCCGAACCTAAAAAAGCCTATAATCTCGCAGACTTAAAATAGTTAAAAATAGTTGTTGATATTTTAATATTCCTGTGTCATATTAGACACATGGATAAATATATTTCGAAATTAGCTAGAGTTGTGCGGCAAATCAGAGGCTTGTTTCCAAGCGCCATTCCTGTCGGAATGACAGAGTTTAACACTTGGGCAGACTCGATTATCAACACTTATGATATCCCAGCGGATGCAGACTCCATTAAGTGGGCTCTCTCCACCATGATTATGCACTCGGGACCTACCGACGGTTACCGAGCTAAGTTTAGCTTCTACCTCATGCTACGCGCTAGCATGGCTAAACAAGTCGCCGGAGCGGTCTTCCAAGAGTTGAAGACAAAGCAACAAGAGCAGCTCAAAGCTGCCGAAGCCGCTAAACAGGCAGAGTCAGATGTCCAGTCCATTTCAAACTAAACAGTTTCTAGCTCTCCAGAAAAAGTGGAACAAAAAGCTAGAAGAAGACGGACTTGCCGATATTGATACCCCTGACGGCAACCTAAAAGGCTCAAGCCACGCCGATTTCTTCAGATCCCGGTACAACGAGATAAGCGCCCAAGCTAAGCAAGAGTATTACCAAGCTGCAGGTTACTTTCTATATGAGTACAAGTTTGCCTCAGAATTAGATAGGAAAATCTGGGAGCTGCACGCTGACGGCGTTAGTATACGAGACATCGTTAAGATACTGAAAAAGCAAGAGTATAAGGTTTACAAAAGGTTAGTACACGAGAAACTAAGAGCAATGGTAGATCTGCTTTTTAAGAAAATGAAGGTAACATGACTATCGATAAAAAGGAACTTATAGCCATCAGAGACTCTGTGTCCAGCGACAGAAATTTTATCTTGGCTACTTGGTTAAAGGGCCTAAGATACGGCAACGACTGGTTTGAACTTATTGACTCTAAAGTATATTTTGACTTCTATCACAAGGTTCTAGAGACCATTTTAAACCGACCAGATACCACCGTAAAGGTTGCATGTCTTAAAGAAGATCAAGACGTCATCCTAGCCTACTCGGTGTCTACAGGCCCACACCTACACTGGGTGTTTTGTAAAAAGGAATGGCGGTCAATCGGTATCGGCAAGAGTTTAGTTTCCCCCGAAACGCAAGTGGTAACGCACTTAACAAGCTTGGGTAAAAGTATATTAAGGCGACACCCAGAGCTGAAGTTCAACCCGTTCGCCTTAAATTAGGAGCCCTAATGTCAGAAGAAACGAAGAAACCTAGAACAATGCAAGATATTCAGAATGATTACACAGCTTTGTGTAACCGCGCTGGACATCTTAACTACCAGATTCAAACTAGCCAAAAAGACCTAGAGCTAATTTATGCTTCTTTAAGAGATCTTAACTTTGAAGCTGCCGCGCTTCAAGCTAAGGAAAAAGAAGAAGCTAAGAAACCAGCGGTATCAGAGGTAACCACAAATGCGTAATCGAGTAAAGACAATCCGCGCCCACAGTTCAATCTTTGCTGAAGGATATGGATCTAACTCAGATACCTTTCCTAGCAGCAAGTCTTTTCCTGGCCTTCTCATGCTCCGCGTCCCAGAAGGCGTGGAAGTATCGGCCCCAGGTAAGCCATCATTCTTGATCCCATGGGGCAACATCCGCTCTGTTGATCTCTACGAAGGTGAATACGTCGTAGAAGAGAACACTAAGTCTCAGGCTGTTTAATGTCTAAACGCACCATTTACGACCCTTCGAAACACCCAAAGGACGCAAATGGTGCGTACATTAAAGCTCAACCAGCGCCTGACCTAGGCCCATTTAAGCTAGACAAGTTCCTATTTGGAAAGCAGCTTAAGTTTGTCGAGGACCCAAGACCCTATAAGATCGCAGTATGCAGCCGCCGCGCAGGTAAAACAATCGCCTGCGCGGCGCATCTTATTGAGACCGCCTTAAACTCCCACAACACGGTGTCCCTGTATATCACCCTGTCTCGCAATAACGCCAAAAAGCTCATTTGGCCAGAAATACAAAAGATTAATAGAAACTACAAGTTAGGCGGCGTCGAGGATAATACCGAGCTGTCTATGTTCTTCCCTAGCACGGGCTCCACTATATACCTATCAGGAGCCAAAGACGCCTCCGAGATTGAAAAGTTCCGAGGTCTCGCCCTTAAGCTCTGTTACATCGACGAGTGCCAATCCTTTCGCGAGTACATTCAAGAGCTTATCGATGACATTATCTCCCCAGCCCTTCTTGACTATGCCGGTACCCTATGCCTAATCGGTACGCCTGGACCTATCCCTGCCGGATACTTCGCAGAGATAGCAGGCGTAGTACAAGAGAAGCAGTCCATGTCTGAGTCGTGGTCTCACCACGGTTGGACCTTCTTTGACAACCCATGGATCGAAACAAAGTCCGGCAAGAAGCATGAAGAGCTATTAGAACGAGAACTTAAACGACGAGGGGTCAGTGCTCAAGACCCATCCATTCAAAGAGAGTTCTATGGTCGCTGGGTCCTAGACTCAGATTCGCTTTGGCTACACTATAAAGCAGATCTTAATCATTTCACAGAGTTACCAGACATTAAGCCTCATAAGTGGAACTACATCATGGGGATCGACTTAGGATTCGAAGACGCCGACGCTATAGCGGTGCTAGCCTGGTCTGAGCACCACCCCGCCACATTCCTCGTAGAAGAGGTCGTAGTGAATAAGCAAGGGCTAACCCCCTTGGTAGACAAGATTAAGGCCCTATCGACCCAATACGACGTATCCAAGATGGTTATCGACGAGGGCGGCCTAGGTAAGAAGCTAGCAGAGGAAATGCGTAGACAGCACGGTATCCCTGTACAGGCCGCCGATAAAGCCCGTAAGCAAGAAAACGTAGCCTTTCTTAACGATTCCCTACGCACTGGTAGGTTCAAGGCCAACGCTAAGTCTAGGTTCGCTGAGGACACATACCGGGTAGAAATTGACCGCAGTAAGTCTAGGCCAGACCGTATAGTGCTATCTAGCAAGTACCACTCCGATATCATCGACGCGGTGCTATATGCGTTTAAGGAGTCTCCTGGCTGGGGTTTTGAACCCGAAGTTAAGAAGCCCGCCAGAAATACTAAGGAATACGCGGAGATGCAAAGCCGAGAGATGTTCGAAGCCGCTATTGACCATTATACCAAAGAGGCGGAGTACAATAAGCGCATATTCGGTGAAAATGAGTGAAAATTGGAAACAATTAGGGACATTTAGCCTTAGTTGAGGTACTTCAATTGCTTCCCTTTTTAAAGAAAAAACAACAAACTGGCGTTATTGTAAAAACAAGACAGCCTGACGAAAAACCCGAACAAGAAGAAAATGAACAAGAAGATCAAGGACTTATGGTTTGCGCACAGGACTTGATTGACGCAATCGCCGCTCAAGATGTAAAGGCCGTAGCCTCTGCCCTAAGAGCCGCCTTCCAAATCGCTGATAGTGAGCCACATGAAGAAGGCGAGCATACCGAGCCGCATTCATATGACGCCCAAAACGAAAAAGCTGGAGAATAACTAAATGTCTAAACCTAAAAATCTTGCCATGGCTATTGCCCTTGCCAAACGCAATAAACCAAAGAAAATGGCCGAAGGCGGAGAAATTAAGCCTTCCCCCTCCCCAGCACCAATGGAAGAAGATCAGCATGATATGGATATGCAAGATCTCAGAAAGAAAAGACTTTTAGCTAAAGGCGGCATGGTATCTGACTCAGAAGACCATTACTCCTCTATCGCTGACGCTATCCTAGCTAAGAAGCGCAGAGAGTCTGCCCCACACGATGAGGTGGACCTATCCCTTAACGCTGTTGAAGAGCCTAACAACCTTGACGATGCAAACTTTGACGCTCTTCGCAAAGAAAACTACTCTGAATCCGCTGGGTTAGATGCTCTTGATCAACCTGAAGATTCAAACGAACACGGTCACAAAATGGATGACGAGCACGACATGAGTCTTGTTGACGCTATCCGACGTAAACGAAAAAAATAATTTTTCGTAATAACCATAATAGGCTAACAATATCATGGCTTTAGATCCCAAAGAACTAAAGAAACTAGCTGACGCCTGCCGTAAAGCGGGCATTAAGCACTATAAATCCGGTGATATAGAGTTTACCTTAACGGATGAGCCGCCAGTCAGCTCATATAAGCGCCGTAAATCTGCTGCCTCTACGCAGTCTGACAGCGTCGATAGCGACAAAATCGATACCGATGGCTGGGACACCCTCAGCGAAGAGCAAAAGCTGTTCTATAGCGCCCAAGACCCACTATTTGAAAATGAGAAACAATGAAGATATCAAAAGGCACCCCACAATCTTCAGTAACTTTTAAGACCACAGCTCAGAATCTTAAAAACCCACAAGTAAAGAAGTGGTGGATTGCTAAGAACAAAGCTGACCTAGCTGGTCAACTCATTGATACTGCTGCGTTTTTAAAAGAATCTCAGCAATACAGATACCGCCAAGCAGCGGTATACGCTCGTCTTTATGGTAACATGTCGTTGTTTAACTTCATGGGCCAGAATATGTCCAAGATGGATCAGAATATGGGCTTGCCTACAGACCGCCCTACCTTCAATCTGATCCAATCTGCAGCCGATACCCTGGTGTCACGTATTGGCCAATCCCGCCCATCCCCAGTATTCCTAACAGACAACGGCGACTATAAACAACGCCTATTGTCAAAAAAGCTTAACAATTTTATCCAAGGTGAATTTTATCACACTAAGGCATATGAAAAGGCAGTGACCTGCCTACGAGACGCTTTAGTCGAAGGAACGGGCTGTCTAAAAGTCTTTACAGGACCTGACAACAAGGTCGCCATAGAGCGAGTATTGTTGACAGAGCTTCTGATTGACCCTAACGAAGCCATCTATGGTGAACCCCGCCAGCTCTATCAATTGAAGCTGGTTGACCGTGATGTGCTTCTTGACGCGTTCCCTAAGTTTAAGGCCCAGATCGAAGTAGCGGCTAAAGCATACCCAGACAACTCAGCAGACGCCTCTAAGACCGTCTCAGACCTCGTAATGGTTGTAGAAGGCTGGCATCTACCATCAGGCCCCGGAGCTAAAGACGGACGCCACACAATCGCTTGTAGCGCCGGTACCCTCATTGACGAAGAATATACCAAGGACCGCTTCCCATTTGTATTCCTCCACTACTCTAACCGTATGTTAGGATTCTGGTCACAAGGTCTCGCTGAGCAGCTCATGGGCACTCAGCTTGAGATTAACTCCCTACTCTTCACCATTAGCCGCGCGATTAAGCTCGTAGGCGTTCCTAGAGTGTTCGAAGAAGCGGGATCAAAGGTCCTAAACACCAGTCATAACAATGACGTAGGTACTATCATCAAGTACCGAGGCACTAAGCCAATCTACGAAGTTGCTCCATGTAACGCTCCAGAACTGTATGACCACTTACAGCGTATGATCAACTACGGTTACCAGCAGTGCGGTGTGTCAGCACTAGACGCCGGAGCCCAAAAGCCATCAGGTCTTAACTCAGGCGAAGCTATTAGAACCTACGACGACATCTCAACAGACCGGTTTGCGACATTATCTCGTAAATACGATAATTTGTTCATTGATCTCGCACACTTAGTCATTGATACAGCTAAAGACATCTGTATTGAGACCGGCGAATATACCACAGTATACCCTAATAAGAACGGTACTAAGCAGATCGACCTACCAAAGCTAGAGCTACAAGACGACCCATACGTCATTCAGTGCTTTAACATGTCCAGCCTCCCAAGAGACCCAGCCGGACGTATGCAAAAGATCACAGAAATGATCCAAGCCGGTATGATCTCAATCAAGGAAGGCCGTAGACTTCTTGACTACCCAGACCTTGAGCAGATGGAACGCCTAGCTAACGCAGGCGAAGAGCGTATATTCCAGTACCTAGACGCCATTATCGAAGAAGGCGAGTATAACCCGCCAGATCCGTTTATGGACCTAGAGCTAGCAAATGAGCTAACTGTGCAATATTACAACCTTTATTCCTCAGCTAAGCTAGAAGAAGAGAAGCAAGAGATGATTCGTAACTTCTTCTCACAGATCCAAGCTCTTAAACAAGCTGCTATGCCACCAGCAATGCCGCCACAACCCGGCGCATTGCCTCCACAGGCAACAGCAGCCCCCCTACCAGTATCACCCCTTGTGCCTAATGCTGTAGGCCAAGCTCCCGCGGCCGCTCCAGCAGCCCCTGCAGCTCAATAACAGCAACCCCGTATCGCGCAGTTACGCACAAAACCGCACCCTTGAAAAGGTGCTTAACAGTAAGTAACCGTAATTATAGGAGTATTTATGAAAGTATCACCAGTTGCCGGACCTGCTAAGGTCGGCGAAAACCTAGTTCAAGACGATGGTTCAGCTAAAGCCGCTAGAGAACGAGCTATTGCCCGTCTCGTCGGTAACGCCTCCCCTGCCCAAGTAGAACCAACACCAGCCGCTGTAGCCCATTCGGACGCAAAAGCCAATGTTTCCGAGGGACAGAAGGATGTTGTTGAGGCCGAATCAGAGAGTGCCCCGTCTACCCCAGAAGTTCCTAAGGTAGAGGCATCTGATAAAGCTGAGGAACCTATTTCCTCGCAGTACGCCATACTTGCGCGTAAAGAAAAGGCTTTTAGAGCTAAGATCCAGGCTCAAGAAGCTGCTCTTAAAGCTAAAGAGGCCGCTCTCGCTGAACGCGAAGCAAAGATCGCCGCTAAAAGCAGCGAATACGATAAAGATTATATCCCCAAATCAAAGTTAACCGAAGACCCTATTCAAGCATTGCTTGAGCAGGGTATTAGCTATGACCAGATCACTGAAAGGCTCCTACAGCAGCAGACAAGCACTGTAGACCCTCAGACAAAGATGGTCATCAGACAGCTTCAAGAAGAGATTAAAGCCCTAAAGGGTGAGACAGAGAACACCAAAAAGGTTATCTCTCAAGCCCAAGAAGACAACTATAAACAAGCAGTTAATCAGATCCGCTCTGATATTAGCCGCTTGGTTAAAGACGGTGACTCTTTTGAAGCTATTAGGGAAACAGATTCAGTAAACGACGTAGTCGAACTTATTGAAAAGACTTATAAAGAAGATGGCGTACTCCTCACTAATGAAGAGGCCGCCCAAATGGTTGAAGAAGAGCTAGTGGAACGTATCAGTAAATACGCGAAACTCTCGAAAATTCAACAGAAGTTCAAAACGCCAACCACAGCGTCGCCTGAGACAAAATCGGCGCAGCCCGCCCCGGAGAACAAGCAGCAACCCTCTCCAAAAACCCTTACAAACGGGATGACTAACACGCGGCAGCTATCTTCGCGTGAACGAGCCATCCTAGCCTTTGAAGGGAAGCTCGGTAAATAGTTTAACGTAAACACCCAGGGATGGTCTCTGGGAGTTAATGTTAAATAATTAATAGATCCCCTGACAGGGTTACCTAATCGTAATCATTCAGGATTAATCTAAAAGGATTAAATATGTCAGCAGTATACGCTAACAGTTCTAATCAGATTGCAGCTCTTAAGGAGTTGTACACTGATAACAAGGACTACATGAAAGACCTAGTGTACAAGGAAAACCCTTTCTTGGCTCTAGTACCAAAAAATGAATCACCAGACGGCTTTGCCGGTAAATATATCCCAGTTCCACTGGAATACGGCAACCCACAAGGTCGTTCCCACACGTTCGCTAACGCCCAGAATCAACAGACAGCTACTAGCTTAGTCTCGTACTTCGTCTATGTTATTGAAGATTACCAATTGGTAACCATCACTAACCTCTTGATGGAACAGACAAAAACTAACGCTGGCGCATTCGTTGACGCTGCAAAGCTTCAAATGGACGGCGGCTTCCGTAACTTGACGAACAACATCGCTTTCGAATTGTTCGGATCAGGTACAGCTACTCGCGGAACTTCGACTTCAGCTTCGGCTCAAATCGGCGTAACCGTTGGTGGAACTACTCTCCCTCTCTCGAACGCTAACCAAGTTGTTTCGTTCGAAGTTGGCATGCTCCTCGTGGCTTCGGCTACCGATGGCGGCGCTCCTAGCCTTGACACAGTGACTATCACTGGCGTTAACCGTGCAACAGGCGTCATCACTGGTACAGCTTCGGCTGCTGTGTTGTCGGCTAACTGGGCAATCGGAACTGGATCGGCTTTCCTATCAGTATCAGGCGACTTGCCTTCTGCTGGTGCATCGTCAACCGGATCTTACCTTGCTCTTTCAGGCCTTGCAGCTTGGATCCCAACGACTTCTCCTTCACCTTCGGATAACTTCTGGGGTGTTAACAGAAGCGCTGACCCTACCCGTCTTGCAGGACTTCGCTATGATGCGTCGTCTTACACGATTGAAGAAGGTATGACCAATGCTCTCGCATTCGCTAACCGCGAAGGCGCTAAGCCAGACCTAGCTATTATGGACTTTGCTTCATATGCCGCTTTGGTCAACAGCTTGGGAGCTAAGGTTCAGTACGTTCAAGTTAAGCATGATGAAGTCGAGGTGGCTTTCGAAGGTATCACCTTCCAATCCGCTTATGGCCGCATCACGGTGCTTGCTGACCGTTCTTGCCCTCCTCAGACCTGCTACGTATTGACGACTTCTACTTGGAAGCTCCGCTCCCTTGGAAAAGTCCCACACATCCTCACTTATGGGATGGAGGGCTTGGAGGGGTTACGCGTTGGAAATGCCGATGCGTTGGAAATCAGAATTGGCTACTACGGAAATCTCATCTGTAGCGCGCCAGGTCTGAATATGGTAGTAACTCTCAGCTCTTAACACTAGTTGTTAAAGAACTATTAAGGCCGGGGACCTCCACCCGGCCTTTTTAGCGCGAACATCTTTACATATGGAATGGAGACTATAAGTCGGAATAGACTTTAAATAAGGTGTTGACTTTTTATACTAAAAGAGATAGAGTTTAATCATGGTAATTTACAAAATAACAAATAAATTAGACGGTAAGCTTTATATAGGGCAAACGACTCAGGCTTTAACTGAACGTTGGTGGCAGCACTGTAATAGAAGCCCCTCTCAAACTCACAGATCTTATATCTATAATGCTATACAAAAAGATGGCATAGAAAACTTCACAATTGAAGAGATAGCTAAGGCAACGGATTTAGACGCGCTAAATCTACTTGAAGAGCACTATATTAAAGCTCTCAATACTTTGGCTCCTAACGGTTATAACCTCCATCAAGGGGGTCGAGGTAAGGTATGTCATAAAGATACTAAAGCCAAGATCTCCGAGACCATGAAAACTAAGCCTAAAGACACTCTATTCGGAGGTAAGCGGCAAGTTGGTGCACCTAAAGGGAGGCCTGTATCAGAAGAGCGCAAGGCTCAAATATCCTCTACAATGACCGGACAGCCTCAACCTTGGAAGTATAAGCCGGTGCTAGCCGTTGAGACTGGTATATTATATGAATCAGTCAATGCAGCCGCTAAAGCATTAAGCATTAACAGAGTCACGGTATCATCGCTGTTAAAATCAGGCAAAAAAAGTAGATTGGGTTTGACTTTCAAATTCGCCATTGATAAGGTTTAAACATGAAAGTTAAAGATCATACAACTAAATTTTGTAAGCACTCAGCAGTTCATTTCGTAACTGAAAATGGCCCAGTAGAAGGTTGGTGTTTATACTGCCGGATGAAGGCTACGGGATCTACGGCGGCAGAGATTAAGGCCGCAGCAGAGCCTTTTAAAGAAGAATTATGCAATTGCTGTAAAGATCGTTATGTACGAGTATCTGCGCGTAATGGCGGCATGTGCTCAAGGTGTGACCGGCAATAAT